TGAAGAAGCTTTTAGTTGTGCATTGGAAGTAATTAAGCAAGTTAAACCAAACATATTTATTAATTTAGGCGATTTTGCTGAGGGAGAGTATGTTTCTCATTGGCGTTGGAGTAGAAGAAAACGCCCACCATTAGAATATCAATTACCAATGATTGATAAAGAAGCAGAAGAAATTAATATGCATATGGATAGAATTGATTATGCTTTAAAAGAAGTAGGTTGCAAAAAAAAGTATTTAGCTATGGGAAACCACGATAATTGGTATAATGCTTTTGTTGAAGAAAACCCTTATTTAGAACAATATAAACCTGAAAATCTTTTTAGAATAAAAGAAAGGGGTTATGATTGGTATCCTTATGGGGAAATATTTAAAATAGAAAACAGCAAACTTTACGCTTATCACGGCGGGCATTATAGTTCTATAAACCATAGCAGGACAACAGTCCAAAACTTAGGTTGTAATATAATCTATGGGCATACCCACGATTGCCAAAGAAGTGTGGTGCAACATATATCAGGAGTGCATATTGCTCAAAGTATGGGTTGCTTGTGTAAAATAAAAAAAGATTTTTTAAAAGGAAGAAAAGTTAATTGGACTCATAACGTAGGCGTCATTGACTTTTTTGATGATGGATATTTTAATCTTATAACATTAGATATTCACGATGGAATAACAACTTGGAACAATAAAATAATAAAGGGAAAACAATGGAATTAGGCGAAGCAATAAAAAAATTAAAAGAACTATCTGCTATGTTGAAAGCTAAAACAATATCTGATAGAGAAAAAGCACATTTTGAGCCTGAATTACATCGCATAATAGAAAATTTAGAAGTTCCAGAATTAATAGGAGAATTTAAAAATGAGTACTTATCTTGAGAATTATTGCACTATTGAAGATATTCAATTAGTTGCACCATTTGTATTTGATTATGACAGAAAACGAACTATCAATAATTGGGTAAGTCATAGCGGAAGCGGTAGTAGTCAAATTTGGAAAGCAGGAAGTGTAGGTAAATTTACTATGCTTTATGAAAACGATATTGAACAAACATCAGTTTCATCAGTTAGCGATGTAAACGCTGATAATAAATTTTATTTTGATGAAGATGACGATGTCGTTTATTTTAGACCAACAGGAAGTAATAATCCAAATTATGATGTTGTCGTTATGACAGGTAGGGATAATAAAACTCTTTTTACAGAGTTTATATCAAGAAGTTCCGACTTTGTGCGTTCTTATATTAATAAGCCTGTATATAAGATAAAGGGTGTCGGAACAGGGGATAGTTTAGGTAGAGAATACCCTGAAATAATTGTTAGAGCAACTGCTTTACTATCTGCAAGTTTAGCAATTATGCCCTATGATAACGAAAGAGGAACTGAAATACAAGATATGGCTTATAACCCCGTAGAACAAACAGGAATCCTTGATTTAATAAGAAAAGGCGTTGTATCACTTAATCAAGATGAAGATGGTAGAGATAAAATAGTTAAAGAAATATCTATCAATAGTAATACAACAGGAACTATCGTAGATACTTTTGGACTTCCGCAAACTACTTATGATAGAATTAAAGTAAAGATTAACACTGGGGGAACATTAACTCCAGGAAGTGCTTCATCAATTACTTTTAGCAGTTTTGTAGGAGATACATCAGGATTGAAAATAAATAAAACTACTGATGGAGAAATTATAGATGGCGGTTTCCAGGCGGTAGGACACGGAGTTTATGTAAGATTTTCAGAGGGAGTTTACACGGCTAACGATGAATGGGAAGTAGAAGTATCAGGTTTAGACCACACAAGCGGTGGTGGTATCAACAGCATACAATTAAAAAGGAGATAGATATGCCAAGTCATTATGGAAAAGGTAAAAAGAAAAAAAAGAAAATGAAAAAAGGTAAGAAGAAATAATGCCTAAGAAAAAACGTAAAAAAGCACCAAGAGGATACCATTATATGCCAGACGGCAGATTAATGAAGAACTCTGCTCATAAAAAACGTAAAAAAAGAGCTAAAAAATAATGCATTTAAAAAGGCAAAAAGCACTTTTGAAGAAACACGGGTTAAGGGCGGTCAATCGTCCAAAGATGACGCCCAAACACCCTAAGAAAAAAGCGTTAGTTTTAGCTAAGGTTGGCAAACATAAATTAAAGCTTATAAGGTTTGGGGCTCAAGGTATGGGGCATAATTATAGTGCTACCGCAAGAAAATCTTTCAAAGCAAGACATAAAAGAAATATTGCAAGAGGTCCAAGCAGTCCTGCATATTGGGCTAATAAGTTTTTATGGAGTGGTCCAGGGGGTAGAAGTAAAAGACCGCCGAAAAGACAAAAAAGAGTGTTATGAAAAAAAGTGTTAATTTTTACCGAACTAATGGTAAAAAGAAAACAAGACAAGGACAAAGCAAGCGAACTAAATATGGCACTAAAATTAGTAAAAAATATTATAAGAAAAAGAAAAGAGGGCAAGGATAATGACGCAAGTTGAATTTACAAATGTTTTCAAAACGCAAGTTATTGATAACATACAAAAGCTAATTAAAGAAACTATTCCAAGCGTTCCGCTTTTTTTTGATGAACATAAAGGACAAGAAAGTTTTTTATTAGAGCCAACTTCTGATTCTTTTTTAGAGTTTGCAAGCAACGCACATATCAGAACTTTTACTTGCGAAATTAGTTATCAGATTAGAAGCGGTGGAGAAATGACAAGAGATGGGGCTATTAATAGACTTACAAACAGGTCTGAACAATTAAAAAGAATTTTTTTCAATAATCGTGATTTAGTAGAATCAAATCAGTCGCAATGGTATAATGGCAAAGTAATGGATATAATTTTTGAAAGAGATGAAGAAGAAGAACAAGTCAAAAGGTTTGTTTTAACTTTTGAATGCAATGTAAACGAGGTAGTATAATGAAAGTAAAATTAAAAAAAGGTTTGCGACATCTTTCTTTGAAGCACACAGGTTTATCATCAACAGAATATGATAACTTAATTCAAGGTAAAGAAGTTGCATTAAATGAAAAAAAAGTAGTAGTGCTTAAAGATTTAGGCGTAAAACTATCTACTGAAAATAAAAAAAAGATGAAAGAGGAGAAATAAAATGGCTAAGGTATATGGAAAAAGCGAATATTCTATCGGCTTAAAACATAAGACTGGTAGTGCATTCGGCACAATGGCTGTAACAAGCGGAACATATAAATTGCTTCCTGTAATAAATGTATCATCTCCAGTCCTCAATTTAATTGAATCAGGGGAGATACGAAGCAATAATGCAGGTATGATTGAACTCGATAGAGACCAATTTAGAAGTAGGAAAGGCGGATTCGTTACACTTGATTTTGAAGTTCCTGCTGAATTAGGTTTCACGCAACGATTAGTAACAAACGTTTTACAAGACCACACGCAAAGCGGAAGTGGAAGTAATTTAGTTCACACAACACAAGCTAAAAGTGGAGCATTATTAAGTCGCCCAGACTTTGATGCATCATCTGCTTTTTTGTTTGATATTGCTTTATATGGAGCAGGAAGTGGAGAAGATAAACTTATGTCAAATGCTGTATTACAAAATTTGACAATGAACTTTGATATGTCTGACGGAAGACTGCTTTTAAGCGGAAGCTTTTATTCAGGTTTCGCAAGTTCAACAGGGTTTTTAGTAGGGCAAACTGTAGGCTCAGAGCCTGCACTTCACTCAGGAACTCCAACACAAATTGAATCATATTTTGATACAAAGCAATTAGACGTTAATGGAAGTGCAACTAATTTAGTAATGACAGGAGTGTCTTTTACTATTGAAAATAATCTTGCAAGAGTTGGACGTGCCGCTGATGGCGATGCAGAAAACTATGCATTTGGTATCCCAAGCGTAAACATTACAGGAGAGTTATCTTTTATGTATGATGACAACTTCAATGATGGTGCGAATAATGTTATATCTGACTTTTTAGCAGGAAATACTGCAACTTTAACATTAAAGCAAACAAGCGACGGAACTGTTGATGCCGCAGGAGAAATGTCAATCGTAGCAGAAATATACTCTACTGCAGTTAATTATGATTTAAATGCAGATACGGGTGCTATTATGACTATACCATTTAAAGTTGTGCAACCTACACATAATTCAACAGGTGCGATAGACGGCACTGCGTTTGAATTTAAAGTTGTTGACGGGCAAGACGTATCAAGTTGGTAAAATAAACAGGAGTAAATATGGAAGTGAATATGTTCAATAAAAAGTGGAAAGTTAATAGCATAACTTATAAAGAAAAAAGAGAGTTGTGGCAATTAAGCTTAAACGCTTTTAGAGATGATAATATAAGTCAAGACGACTATTTTAAATTAATTAATCGTGTTGAAGAATTATCAGGGCTTACTGAAAAAGATATGAAATCTTTGACAATGGGCAAAATAGACTTGTTATTACAACAAGTTTTCACAGATTATATGGGGCTTGAAAAAAAAGACTCATAGGACTTTGTAGCTATGTGTGGTTTTCTCAGTTGGGATATCCGCACATAGCATTAAAGTTTCCATACAAACGACAAAGCCCTTTAACTAAAACAACTACAACATATCATAATATTGAGCAAGTATGGGAAGAAATATATGAACTTGTTGATAAATGGAGTGATAATAAATTTTCATTAGGCAGGAATCTTTATTTTCATTTGCCTTTATTTATGAATCCTAAATGGATTTTAGATTCAGATTATAATACTTATATGCGTGAATTTAATTACATTACTGAATTTAATATTCCATTGGGTAGAGATTTAGATAGCACAGACGCTTTTAGATTAGAAATTATGGGTGTTATCAAAAATGAAATTAATCAAATTAAAAACTATATGAGTGAGAAAAATGGCTGATAAAAAAATAAGATTGTTAGTTCAAACAGAAGTTAAGGACGCAATATCTAAATTAAATAGAACGGAGAAGCAAACTAATAAGCTTTTAGTCGGTTTTAAGGGTTTAGTTAAGGGCGTAGCTCTATTCGCAGGTGCTGCAGCATTGGGAGCAGTTGTAAAGTCTTCCGTTCAAACATCAGCGGAGTTTGAAAGACTTAGAACAAGATTAGTTGCCTTAAAAGGCAGTGTTGCGGGTGGTAGAGAAGCTTTTGAATCTTTTAACAAAATAGCAAAAACAACACCATTCCAACTTCAAAACGTGGTAGAAGCAGGGGCTCAATTAGAAGCTTTTGGTGCTGATTCAGAAAAAACTTTAAAATCAGTTGCAGACCTCGCCGCATTTATGGGAACAGATATTGTTGATGCCGCAAACGCATTTGGTAGAGCCTTTGCAGGTGGTGCAGGTGCAGCCGATGTTTTACGTGATAGAGGTGTATTAACACAAGTAAGATTGAAATCAGGGTTTGATGATTTATCTAAACTAACATTGCCTGAATTTAGGCAAGCATTAGAGGATACTTTAACAGACCCCGAGGGAAATATTGCAGGTGCGACTGATTTATTAGCACAAACTTTTTCAGGTTTAGTTTCAAACTTTCAAGATAGTTTATCACAACTTCAAGCAAGCATTGGTGATTTACTTGCCCCAACAATAAAAAGAGTTATAAGTGTTTTAAAAACATCTACGGACGCTTTGGCAGAACAATTTAAAAGGTTGGGAGAAACTGAATTAGAAACCACATTGAGATTAGTAAAAGAATTAGGTGGAGAATTTACAGAACTTGCTATTAAGTCTAATGAAATTAGAATTATGAGCATTGATGAACAATTAGGTGGTAAAACATCTGAATCAGTGTTAAATAATATTGGTAATTTACAGCAACAAATAGTTGATAAAGCTTCAGCTAACGCTGATATTCAATTAAAAATAGCTAATCTTACAGAAGAAGAAGCCAATGCGTTAGTTTTAACTAATGAGGGCTCAGTAACAAAAAAGAAATTACTTGAGGACACAATTCTTTTCAACAGAGAATTTATTAAAGGCAAACAAGATGAAATATTTGCAGACAATGCAATACTACTATTACTAAAAGAAAGAAAAGGTTTAGAAGTAGAAATTGCCGAGTTGAAAAAGCCTGGAGATGA